GTTGAGGGAAGAGAGAGAGAAGCATTTGGGTGGTAACTGGAGGGTTGCGAGTTGGTTTTGTGCCATCAGGCCGCCCGGCGGGTTAGGCCGGGCGGCCGTCAGGCGTGACCTTAGCTAACCTCCGGCATACCGGGGGCGTTCCAGGCACCATAAACCACAAGGTAGCCGTTCTTGACGAGAGCGGCGTTCTTGTAGGCGGTGGCACCCCAGACCATCTGCACACCGATACCGAAGCGGTTGGTGTAGTCCTGCTGCTCAGTGACGCGCTGACCCATGGCCGTGCTGGGCTTGCCATTCACGGAGCCGTAGCCGCAGTAAACGGCGTCATTGCCCATGAAATAGCCGCAGACGTAGGGCTGGCCCTTGCTGTTGCAGGGGATGATGAGGGAACCGACCGGGATGGCGGCTTCGGAGAGGTAGGCGCTCGTCCAGGGAGCCGTGTTCCAAGTGATTTCCGAGCCCGTCAGGGTGGTGACGTAGCCGCCGGAAGCCGTCGAGCCCAGGCGCTCCATGCCAGTCGCAGAGATGGTGTAGCCATCGCAGGTCGTGTACTTGAAGAAACTGAACTTGCCGATGTCCGAACCGCTGCCGTGAATCACCATGAGGTAACGGGCGGTCGAGGTGGACGAGATGAACGTCTGCTCGAAAGCGGTGAAGCCAGCACCCGGGAAGTAACGGAAGTAGTCGTTCCGGGTCTTGGCGATGGCGTTGGCGGTCAGCGTGGAGCTGCCGTTGAAGCCGCCGCCCTTGATGGCAACAAGCGTGGTGGTTGTGGCCTTGGCCGCGTATTCCTCGCCCAGGTAGGCGCGGGGAGCACAGAAGGCACCCTGCGCGGCGTCGGCGGCGGTGTTGGACACGGCCCAGTTGTTGAGAAGAACGCCGTCATACTCGGGCAGGAAGCCGGAGAAGTTGTAGTTCGTCTCGCCACGCTCGCCGGCGACGGCCAGCAGGCTTTCCCAGGTGGAGTTTTCGCGGAGGCCCTGGAACAGGTAGTCGTTGCCCTGGAAGAAGTACTTCAGGATGCGCTGACCGCCCTTGGCCCGGGCAACCTCGATCTGCTTCATCTTGATCCCGTTGGCCATGATCTTGGCCTGGGAGATGGTCGCCTTGGTGACGACATCGGTGGAGGTGAGGGCGTTGATGCTGGCCTTGTTGCCCGCATACAGGGTGTTGTAGGTTTCCAGGCTGCCAAGCATGGTGGCCTCGATACAGTCGCACTTGAGGCGCTGGACCCATTCATTGAGGCCACGGCGGGCGCTCTGGTCGAAGGTCGTGCCGATGAACGTCAGGTCTTTGGTCGTGACGGTTTCAGCGACGGCGTGACGGTGCAGGCCGATGGTCAGCGTAAACTGGCTGTATTTGCGGGCTTCTTCAGCGCCGATCAGCGAAGTGTTGCCTTCCACGCCTTTGCCGCCGAGTCCGGCTTCCTGGGTAAAAACGATGGTGTTGCCTCGCACTTTGGAGGTGTCGAGAACTTCCTTGATGGGCTTGGCAGAGCCAAGGCCTCCCATGAGTTCGGAGAACGGGTTGTAGCGTTCTTCGTCCATCTGAATCGAAGAAACCCAGATGATCTGACGGGCATAGGTAGGGGACTGCGCAACGATCTGAGCGACCGTTTGGGCGTCGATTGCGGGATAGGTAGCCATTGGTGTGTGGAGTGAGATGTGAAAACAGAACTAACCGCAGGGCTTGCTCGGCCCTGTTTGTCTGTTGTCAGGTTGTCACTCCACACGGGAGTCTGCCGTGGCTCTAGGCCAGGCAGCTATCAGGACATGCGAATACCGACAGGAGCGCCGGCACCGAGAACGGAGCCGAACAGGCTTTTCAGGCTTCCGGCCTGGGCAGCTTGGGCGACTTGGCTAACGATGTCGGGCGTGGCGGGCTGGCCGGGCGCGGGGCGCTGGGCCTGGGCATGGGAAGTCATGGCGCTTGCCGGGGCGGCGGCCTTGGCGGGCACGGGGCCGGGGGCGGGCTTGGGCTGGGCGGCGGGCGGGGCGGCCTGCTTGGCCTGGGCGCGGAACTGCTGGGCCAGTTTGACGCCAAGCTCGGCGACGGCGGTAGGCGAGCGCGTGGAAAGGTCGGGGCTGGCCTCCAGGGCGGTCTTGACTGCGATGGTGGCCGGGCTGTTGTCGTCGGCAAGCTCAGGATACTGCTGGATGGCGAGGGCAAGGGCGTCGTCGCCGATCTCCTCAAAAGCGCGTTCAGCGTTGGCCTCGGCCTTCATCTTGGCCTCCAGGGCGGCGGCCATCTCGGGGGTGAATTCAACAATGCCCTCGGCGTTGCCTTGGAGGTCGGCAAGGCGCTGGGCTGCTTCCTGGGCGGCGGTGGCGGCTGCGTTGTAGTCTTGGAGGGCCTGCGAGAACACCGGGGCCAAGTCTTGCGGCTCGGCGGCGGGCGCAGGAGCGGCAGCCGCGGCCGGGCTGGCCTCGGGCTGGGCAGGTTCGGCGGCAGGCGCGGCCACCTCGGGAGAGGTCACGGCGGCGTCAGGCTCCAGCGGATACTGGCCCGCGTCTTTGGCGGCCTCGGCTGCCTCGGCGGCGGCCACAGGGTCGGCGGGATCATGTCCGGCGGAGTCGTCCGGGTCAGGCAGGAGCTTGGCGTTTGCGGCGGGCGGCTGGGCCACGCCAGCGGCGGCGGTGAAGTCGGCGGCCAGGGCGGCAGGGTCTTTCTCCAGATTGCCATAAAGCATCTGTTCAAGGGTGGGTGTCGGGGTGTCGGACATGATGGCTGTATTGTGTGTAGTTATTGACGGCTTTGCAAGACAAAGTTTTTGAATGCCTGCCCCCGGCCCAAAGGCCCCTGTTTCCATGGGCCCGTGGAAGAATAGGGCTAGAGGCAGGCAAAGGAGTCACAGTTTCAGTCCGTCGGCGGTGGGCTCGATCTTGAGGGTGCTCGGGTCTTTGGAGGACGGGTAAGGGTTCTCCTGAATGCCGGGGTTTTCCTCGTTGATGCGCTTCAGGTCCATGCCGAGCAACATCACGCCCTCTTGCAGTTTGGTGATGGCAAGGGCGCGTTCCCAGCTTGGCTTCTGATCTTTGAGACGCTGAATGATGGCGTCGATGTCGCGGCGGTTGGTTTTGGCGGCGATGATTTCGGCCTCAACGGCGGCCTTGGCTTCTGGGAAAACAAAGCCAGTTGTCGTTCCTGATTCGGATTGCATGTCGTTTTGTTCTATGCCCGCAGGTTCCGGCGGGCGGCGGGGGAGGCGTCAGGCCTCAAAGACGGCGGCGTGGCGGGCCAGGAAGGCGGCCTTGTCGGCCAGGGGCACCCCGGCGGCGTGGATGCAGTAAGGCTCCAGTGGCAGGCGGTCGTAGAACTTGTGCTTCCAGGCCATCGGCCAGAAATTCCACTCGTCCGGCAAAAAGTGCATGTCCACGCCGGAACGGTAAAAGGCCGCGTTGAGAAGGCTTTGCTCGGTCACGTCCAGAATGTTGATTTCCCCGGCCCGGCGCTGGGCCATGAGGGCGGAAGCCAGCCGGAAGGCCTCGCTCACGGCGGGCACGCGGGGGTTTATGACCATAAAGCCCGTGTTGACGTAGCGATCCGGCGGCATGTCGAGGGCCAAGGCGTCTTGCAGGCAAAAAGTGCCGTGGATGCTGTGCCGGGTCACGTCCTGGACGGCGGCGATGCCGTTCAGGTTGGCGAACCTGGCAAGGCTGGCTTGGCGAATGAACCACAGGTCTGCGTCAAAGAACACCAGCGTGCGCGTTCCCAGGAGAGGCAGGACATACTTCATGTCATAGCTTTCCTGGCGGTCGGTAGTGATTACCATGGCGTCCAGTTCCGTGTATTTGCGGAAGCGGGCGGCGGCCTCGTAGGCCATGTCAAAATAGCCAGGGCTGGCGATGGTGACGCCAAGAATGTCTGAAATCTCGCTCATGTGAAAATGGCCTTTGAGTTTCCCTCGCCGAGCTTCAAAAGACAGCGGTGGAAGATTTCCTTGTTGCCCACAAGGTTCTTGGGCGCAAGCCAGAATGCTTTTTCCCTTTTGTGCGTGATGGCGGCAAGGACGTTCAAGGCTCGTATGTCGTGAATCATCTCGTCAACGCGCATGGGCCATTTGTGCCAGTCGTATTTGTGGGCCATGCCTCGCCAGTTTTCCACCACTCGGGCGGCTGAATCGGCGACGTTCACGCCTTCCAGATGCAAAGCGTATTGGTTCAACACGGCGCATCGAAGCCAGTTCAAGACGCACGGCGGCCAAAGATCAGAGCCTCCTGCATAAACGATGTCGTTTACCTCAAGCATTCTCAGTCGGGCCTCGTCCAGCCTGCCGTTCAAAATCATCAGGTAAGCCTCTCCCGTAAGTTGGCTGACTCTCCACCGCACGCCCAAAGGCGTTTCTTCATGCGGTGCAGCCACGGCTGGGGCAACGCAGGCCAGCCAGTCGGCAAAGGTGATCTCGCCGTCAACCGCCCGGTAGGTAAGCCAGCATTTTGCGTTCATGCGGCGGCTCAATGAGGCGGCCTCATCACCTAGAGCTGTCCAGGCGAAATGAAACTGGGTCGTCTTGTGCGATGTCGAGCTTGGCGCGAGGAGTTGGTAAGCGGCGGCGTCCCCGCCCTCCATGAAGCTGCGATACATCCGGCCCGCCCATGTCCCGGCGCACTTGTCATGCCACGGCCTCGGCATCCCGTGCCAGGCCACAAGCCGGGCGTTGGCCTCGCTGGCAGCCGATCCGGCAACGTGAACGTGCTTTTTGTAGGACAAGATGCCGTCCAGCACGTCATCTAGCAGGCCAAGACGCACGCCCATGGCAGCAAGCCGGGCGGCCGTGTGGTCCATCTCCGACTTTCGCAGTTCCGGCTCCATGCCCTCGGTGACTTGCCGGTGGTCGCCGTTCCAGACCATAACGGCGTTTGCCCATTCGTTTGGGCGGTAGAAATCTCGGGTGCCCCATACCATGTCTGGCGGGCAAGCCAGGGCCAGGGCCGTGAAAGGCGTCAACTGGCGGGCGAAAAGGGTGTCGAGGCCTGTCAGGATTGTTGGCCCCGTGAAGCGCCAAGCCTCTTGAACGGCCCACCAGCCCGGCCAGTCGGTTTCTAGGCGGATGTGCCAAGGCTCGGTTGGCGTGTCGGTGAGGCACCAGAACTGGAACCGTTTGTCGGTGTTGAACGCCTGAAACTGGCGGCGTAGGCAGGCGGCGTGTTCCAGGGTGTAATCGCCACCAGACCGGCAGACCACGACAAAAGAGGGCTCGTTCGTGATGACGGAAATCATGGCTGGCGCGTGATCGTTTCGGCCTTTGTCCAGACGGTTGCGCCATCTGGCACGTCGTGCAAAACCAAGGCACCGGCCCCAACGGTGGCGTCTTGGCCAATGGTCACGCCGGGCATGATGACGGCCCCGGCCCCAATGCTGGCCCCGGCCATAACAAGCGGCGGGCGGCGTGTGTAGCCTGTATTTCCGGCTTTTGGGTGGTCGTCATCGCAAAAAGTGACGTTTGGGCCGATGAAAACATTGTCTCCGATCTTCATGCCTGGGGCGGTGATGGTGCCGTGACCGATGCGGACGTTTGAGCCAAGAATGCAGCCGGCGCTAAGTTCGGCGTTGCTTCCGATGGAACACCGTTCGCCAGTAACAACGCGATCCTGAACCACGGCGAAATGCCAGACTCGCGTTCCTTCTCCCAGGATTGCAGACGGATGAACAAACCGCAGGACGGCAACACGCGGCGAAGTTTCCATGAAAGAACGGGACTCGCCAAAAAACTCGTTTGGGGGATTGTAGCTCATAACGTCAGACGTGACACAGCCCACATGCCCGGGACATCCAAGACAAAAGTGAGAGAACCCGCCACGCTCCGCGCCTTATGGCAGTTCGGGGACTGGATGGGCTCGGCGTCCTCGGGCAGGCCGTAGGCTCGCAGGAACACCTGCCACATGGCCCGGGTGACAACCGTGGTGACTCGGTGGTGGTCGTTGCCTTTGGCGGCGGTGGCGACTTGCTCATAGAGAACGCGGGCAACGGTGGCCTCAGTCATTTGAAGCTGAAACGAAGGAACGCACGGGCCACTTCCTGCGGGCGGTCTTTGGGCCAGCAGCCGTCGCCGTCTCGCTCGCCGCTTGGCCCGGTGTTGGCCTCGATGGTGGCGACGCGGCCTTTTCTTGGCACGCCGGAGACAAGGCCGATGTGCGAAATGTCGAATACCATCACGTCCCCTTTCCTGGGCTCGGCGGTGTCCGGCAGCACGGTCACGCCCTTGGCCTTCTTGGCCCAGGGCAGCCAGCCAAAGGCGGCGGCGGACTGGCAGCGCCATTTCTCGAACTGCTCGGCGTTCATGCCCGTCATGGCCTCCAGCATTCCGGCCTTGGCAAGCTCATCGCCTACCGTGTCCAGCCAGTAGCACATGGCTGCGGCACAGTAAGGCTCCCGGTTCTCGTAGCCGTCAGGGTAGGACGTGGAGGGCCAAAACTTCTTGATCCACTCGCCCATGTTGTTCTTGGGCTTCTCCACCTTACCCAGGTCGCGGCTGGCGATCTTTACGAACCAATCCGCGAACGTGAGGCCCATGGCGGGCGGTTCGGCTGGCTTGGCCGGGGCCAGCGTGGCCGTGAAGGCGTCGAGGGCGGCCCAGGTGGCCGGACCAACGATGCCGTCTGGCTTGAGGCCATTGTTGGCCTGGAAGGCTTTAACGGCGGCCTCGGTCTTGTAGCCAAACTCGCCGTCTGGGATGCCCAGCAGGTTTTGCCAGGAAAGGGCGAACTGCAAAGCCATGACTTGTTCGCCTTTGTCTCCTCGGCGAAGGGTGGGTTTGTCGGGTGTCTTGGGCATGGCGGATTTTACCGCCCGCCCAGCCCCTTGTCAACCAGCAGGAACACGCCGACCACGACGCACACGCAGGCCGCCGTGCCAAGCAGCCAGCCAAGCCCGCCCAAAGCTGCCGCCGCCAGGATCATGGCCGGGCCTCCTTGTAGCTGGCCCGCCAGGCTGCCCAGCCTACCAGCCGGAGCACGCCCCAGCGGACGTTGGCCCGCCAGCCGGGCAGGCCCTTGGCCTGGACAAGCTCTTTGTAAACGGCGTCGGCTTGGGCGCGGGTGACGGGGTGGAAGTCTCCGCCGGGCGTCCTGTAGCCGTGGTTGCGGTAGAGGTAATCGTGTATGCAGGCTCCGCGTTTGGACTGGCCGAAAGGCGGCACAAGGCCGTGAAGCCAGGCCGGGATGCTCTCGCCGTCAAAGGTGAAGCCCTCGGGTGCCGTGATGATGGCGTCAAGAACGGCGGAATAGACGGAAAATGGCGCGATCAGCTTTAGCAGGCTGGTCTGCTGCCCCTCGGTCACGTCAAGGGCCTGGAACTCGGTAATGAAGGCGGCCTCTTTCATTCATGGTCTTGCTGGCGGAGTTGTCAGGGCGGAGCGAACGGCGTTTTTGGCGATCTCGTCGAAGTAGTCGTTCTGCTTGTCCAGTGTCTCGTTCATCTTCTCCATGGCCTGCGTCAGGTCTTGGAAGGCTTTAAGGCCTTTGGTCGCCACCCAGTAGATCACCGACGCCAAGGATGAGAACAGCACAATCACCGCTACGATGAGCACGCCATAGAAGCTCCACTGCCCGGCCTGTTCTGGGCTTGGCACCTGCCCAGTGATGGCCTGCCAGGCCACGTCGGCCAAGGCCAGGACTGCCGCCGCCCCGGTTGCCATGGCGGTCTGGACGTAGGCAGGCATGTCGTGCATGATGGTCTGGATAGGTTCGGGAACGTGCATCGCGTGTGAATGGGGTTGGTTGCAAGTAGCCGATTCCGGGCCGTAGGGCGAGGAGAAAAAGCCCCCTTGCCTAAAATTTCGGCCTACTCCATGCGTTTTCATTATCCTGTTGGGTATGCGATGGCGTGGGCGGCCTCAAAGTAAGCGTAAACCTCTTCCTCGGTCTTGCCCATGAGCTTTGCCATTTCCAACACCTTTGGGTGATTGGATTTGAACTCTGGATACTGAAGATAGAGCATCGTGTGCCGCCTAGTGTCGAGATTCGGAATCTCGTTGATCTTGGCTTTGAGCGTGATTTCCAGCGTCCGGCCAATGGCCTGGAGGAAGGCCGCGCCGGGCACGGTCAATGGGGGCGGCGGATCGGCTGGCCGGGCGGCCCAGGCGGCTTCGATCTCGGCCATGGTAGGCTTGGGCGTGTCGTCCAGCATTGTCAGCCCCTCGTAGGTTTCAGGATCGAGCTTGAATTTGGCCCCAGGCGGGCAGGCCAGGGCCACGGCTTGGGCGAGGTTTACAGATGGAACTGACATTAGGCGGCGACCTCCATAAGAAGGATTGTTGACGCAGCGCGGGGAAACGCTGAAGAATCGGTGTCGGTGGCAGAGCGGTTCAGGTAGACTGCACCGGAGCCGGAAGATGCGATTTCAATCTCATACGTCAAAGCGGACGTGGATGCTGGGCTATCCAAATAAAGAACCGTAGAGGCGAGCATCTGGCTCGGCTGGTTGGAATATGCGTTAGAAGTGACCCGTGTTCGGGAACTTGCGGCGTCGCCCTGCAATAGGATGCTGCCGCTTTTTGTCAGTCGGACAAACACCGCGTTGGAGGCAGCAGCGGACACGTTCAGGGATGCTAAAATCAACACCTTAGATGTAGCGGAAGATGGCGTGATGGGCGCGGTGAACACACTACCGAATGTAGTCCCAGTGACGCTGGCTGGGTCTTTTTTCTCCGCAAGAACAACCTGAAGAATCTTGCCGCTGCCACCGCTCGGCGAAGCCCATGTGCCATCGGCCTTCAGATACTTGCCTCCGGCCGCATCGCCTGCCGCCGGCGCAGGCACTAGGCCTTTGGTGCCGCCGGAGCCGGAATCGCCCACCATGGCGTTCAAAAAGGCCGTGGCAGCCGTGGCCGTCAGTTCCTCGACCGCGCCCGTGCTGGCTGTGGTCCGGCCAAGAAGGCGGGCCGTGCTCATGGTCAGGCCGGAAGAGGAAATACTGCCAGTGAGGGCGTAAAGCGTATCCCAGTAAGTCTTGAGCGTTGCCTTGATGTTGGCCCATGTGACCTTCTTCAGCACGTTGCTGGCCGCCGAGTCAATAAGCGGCATCGTGTCGCCGTCCACTGGCGTAGTCTTGGACGTGGCTCCGTGGATAGAGGAGCCGACGTTTCCGGCGTCCGTGACATCCGCCGCCGCTTCAATGCCATCTAGCTTGGTGGCGTAAGCTGTGGTCATCAGGCCGTCCTGGCTGGCGCTGGCGTCCCTGATCTTGTCAGAGCCGCCCGTGACATGGCTGGAGGCATGGGCCGTGGGCGTCCTGGCGTCGGACAGGCGGGCGTCAGTGGTGAGAACGTCAACGTAGGTTGACCAGCTTCCCGAATGGAACAGGCGGCGGATTTGGCTGCCTGCTGTATCGTAACCTGTGCCGCTAATGGTGGCCGTGCCGTTACGGACAATCACCGTGTAGCCTTTGCCCTCGGTTGGGCTGGGGTCTGTAATGGTGGCGGAGGCCGTGACGACATAAAGTCCGTCGTTTGCGGCGGTGAAGTTGGCGGATTTCACCTCGGCGGGCTGCAAGGCCGTTGCCGCTAAAGCCCCTTGCGCTGCTGTGGCAAAGTATCCGACGTCCTCAGCGGCGGCGGTTCCGATGTCGGCGGGCTGGACGGCGGTATCGGCTAAAGCGCCCTGGGCGGCCGTGGCGAAGTCGCCCGTGTCGGCAAAGGCGGCCGTGCCAAGATCGGCCTGCGCGTAGGTCTTGACGGCGGCAATCGTGGCCTTGCGGTCCACATCTGGCGTGCCCGGCAGGTTGAGCGGGATTTCCTCCGTGCCATCAAGCGTGGCCCGGCTGGTAAGATTGGTAATGAGGGAATCAGCCATTAATCAAAAGATCGCCTGTTTGGTTTAGGAGGAGATGGCCCCCTGCATTCAGCAGGAGGCGGCTAGACTCCCCCGGCAAAACTACACTAGCCGTATTGCTACTTGGCCCCTCCCCTGCGTCGTTGACTGGCACCACATAGTAAAGGTAGGTGTTGTCGTTCCCAACACCTACATCGTTTGAGAAAGTCAGCGTTTCTGGTCCGACGGTACCTTGCAGTGCCCACCCCGTATTGGACAAGTCGTTCCTCCAGATTTCATAGCCAAAGCCAGCCGATGATGTCTTGTTGCTAGCGGTCCAAGAAAGGTCGGCTTGATAACTTCCTATAGCGGCCTCTACTGTTAGCACAGGGGCAACGCTT